AACAAGTCTGTTATTAATATACAAGAAAAACCTTCTTGTATTTCCTATGTCCAAATATTCTACTCCAAGGTCATATACCGTTTGCTTATCTTGTCCAGAAATTCTATATTGGCCAACAAGCGTTCCAGAGTCTACTAAAACCTCAGCAAGTCCAGACCATAGTTTAATTGGAACTGCTAATTCACCAGATGCGTCTTTTTTAATTTTATAAAAAATAACATTACGTACTCCAGAATCCTGATCACTATACGCCTCTATATTGTTTGCTGTAAGTGCTGCCAACTCAAAGTAATATCCATTGTTTGTATTTGGATTAACCATAACTGCTAAACCACCAGAAGATCCACCAATCTGTAAACTATTTTGTGGGGTGGTTCCTGTAACAGTATAATATATACCAGTTCCAATTGGTGTTTGACCACGACTCTCACTATTTTCAATTTTACCAATAATACGCATACGTGTACCAAAATGCTTAAATCTATCATTCAATGGTTTATAAACATAAGAAATATAATCTAATGGTCTATCTGCTGTTGCAAAAGAAGGGCCATTCATTACCAGAGCAGATGACTGAACGGTACCAGTATCTGTACTCTTTTTGCTATTAACTTCTGTTTCTGTTAAATATCTACTTGACAAAAAGTTTCTAATAATTCCATTTCTTGTAGTGTTATTAGCAAGTGTTTGTCTCATACCTGCGACACCTTCAACTGTTGCAGGCAATACCTTATCTGTAAATAAATAGTCTGCATTCATTTGACATGCACGAACATACGCATTGTCTGACCAGTTAGATGCTAGTCCTGCGTTATGTGAAACTATAGGTGTTCCAAATTGTCCTCTACCGTGTTTTGCAACTGCACCATTTTTGAGCATAAGGACTCCGCCAACCTCTTCATAGTTTGGTTCGCTATAAATTCTGATCAATCCAGTTGGATAGATTTTTCCATTAAAAGGTAGTTTAGAAAAATAGTTCTGATACTCTTGTGTGCTTGTAATCCAAACATTTCCAAATCCAGAAATGTTAAATTGTGCAGCATCAAATTTGATAATTTCACCATTGGCATAGAAGTATCCATTGTATCTGGTTAACCAGGAAATGCCTTCACCAAAGTCCATGGTATTGTTTACAACCATTCTATTTACTACTGTCGGTACAGCACTTGAAAGATCTGTATTTAATGGAATAGCAGCAAGGGCAAAGTTGGACATATTTGTAACGTTTTGATTAACAGACTTGATTGCTTCTGTACCCGTGGCTTCCCACAATAGAGCAGGTTGATAAATCCAGGTCTTGTCTTGATCAACCATGCTTGCCTGCTTGATTGAGCCATACTGTCTTTGTATATGCTTTGTATTATATGTAATTCTTCCATCATTGATAATTGCATTGTCTTGAGAGGCAACTTCAATAATGTTAGCCAATTTTGTTGATGTTGGTTTATTTTTGTAGACACCAGTTTTTTCAAAATCTTGTGTACCATATAGTGTCATGTCAATGCCTCTTTGTGTTTCAGAAGGCATAATATAATTTTTTGACATCATTACAAAATTATTATATTCATCAAAAAACATTGCTGTCTGTGTTGATACTGCTAAATCGTTTAAAATTTCTGCCACAGTTTTATCTGGTGGAATATAGAAAAATGGAATAATAGCATTTGCTTCATTATTAATAAACTTAAAGACATAGTTAGAAAATCCAACTGAGTCCAACAACAAAGAAACAGCATATGTTAGTGACGCATCTTGGATCAACATCTGAGGGGCAGTAATTGATTCAAAATAAAAATATAAATCTCTTAATGTTATGTCAACCTGTCTTGTATTTGCATTGATGGCAGGAAAACCTTCGGAGTACATTGTCTTGATTGGAATATAATAATCATATCCATCAACATTTACAATAATCTCATAAAACTTAATTTGAAGATGTCTCGATGTATACTTTGCAATAATGCTATTTGGATTATTAATATTAAAAGAATTGTTATAGTCAAATAGTTGTAGCATACCAGTTGATGCTAATAGTTGACCAACAGGTAGTGCTGAGCCAGATAGATCGGATGCCGACTTTGTTATTGAATAGTTTGTTGTCAAATCAGAAATATTGGCTGATAGTCTTGGCGAAAGTTCAATAAGGTCAAATGTAGAGTTGGCCTTGTTCATAGTTTCTACCACTATTCTGATACCCTGAATATATTCAAACTGTCTATACTTATTGGATGCTGTCATAGGATCATTAAAATAATCTGGATTTGATAAGTCTGTTACAAAGTTGGTGAGTCTATCTACCGTTTCTTCTTGTAGATACCATCCATATGTTGGTACAAAGGTTTCATAGGCTTCTCCAGTCCAAATATGAAATGTTCCAATATCATGCTGGCTATTTTTAATTAAGTAAGCATATCCAACAATAGACTTTTCTGGTAAAAAGGTGATTGTATTATAGTCTTCTGCATAAATAAAGATGTCCCTATATTTATCTGGAACAATTAATCCATATGCAAGTTCAACATAGCCGTCAGACTTAATAATCTTAGTTCCATCTTTTCTAACAGATGCTTTATTAAAAGATATTGCATCGACCCAATTATTATTTTTTAAAAACTGTACCTTCCATTTTTGTGGAGTTGTTTGGTTAGCATCTCCATATAGTGGATCTGAGAATGTTCCTGCATTTGTTGAGAAAGGTCCAAGATCTGTTGAGCCAACATTTGTTTGCATTTTGATTACTACTCTATTTGATGGTACCTGATCTTTATAAACTACATATGGAGCAGTATCATCAATATAGAAATCGCCATTAATATTGTTATTAGCAATACCACGCTCTACGTTATTCTCTGTACGAAAAGATGTCCAGTATTTAAAAGTATCGTTTTTGTCTGCCATGTAATATCTTGGTCTTGTTGACATATTCAAATTAGAATGATGGACATATTTGCCATTTAAATAAACTGCCTTATTAATACCAGATCTAGGTCTAATCACACCGAAGCAATCTTCTAGAGAGTATAACAGTTTCATCTTATCTTTTACTGATTTAAATACTTGTGGCTGATCATCCTCATCAATTCCACCATCAACTGTAATATCTGAATCAGTTGCATCTGTATAATGTCCGTTAATATCATTTTCATCAAATGACGGATTGATATTTTTATACAGAGATTCAGGGTCTGTTGGTCTATATCTATAATTTCCAATTTGTAAAATATTTGTTGGAATATTCATGTTCCACTCAGCCACAATTGCTGACTGTGTTTTAATTGTAGAAGAAGTCTCTAGATGATTTTGTAGATCTGTATCTTGAAACATTATACCTCTTCCAGGGTTACATTGATATTCCACATGTCATGACCAACAATGCCACCTTCTGACGATGTTCCAGTACCCCTCTTAGCAACATTATATGAAAAGTTTGATATATAAACTTCAATCAATTCGTTATATTGGTTAATGTGTCCAAATGGTTCTTCAGCATTTTTAAAGTTCTTATAGTTATCATATGCAAGAAACATCCAGAATGGACCAGTATGATTATTGTACCAATCTAATAACTCTACTCCACCTGCTCCACCATCAGCAGTATATTCGTATTCGCTCTTATGGTATGGAGACTTTCCTTGAGAATTAAATTCAGCATTCATGTTATATGCTCTAGATGGAAGCATATCCCAAGACATTGAAACTGTCATCTTGTCTGCTGTATGGTAAGACCTCATCCTACCATTAATCATTCTCTCACGTGTTTCTATTCTGGTTGGTGAAAAATCTAATGGAGATCTATTGTGATCTGATAAAATAAGGAATTGGTTATATAGTGTTGTATCTGATGTACCGCCAGTATACTGACCAACCTCTAGCCCATTTGGAACATACAGTCCATTAACAAGCGTTCCAGAATTCTCTGACCATAAGACTGCCTGTGGTCTTTGATATCTTTGTCTACCATTCATATAGGCCGTGGTACTCATTATACTCTTTGCCCCCTAAGTTTTTGAGAATCAATTCTTCGCAATTGTGCCATTACAGTTTGTGCAATCTCTTCTGGTGAAGCATCGGATTGAGCATTTACTGTCAAGTTATAATTATACATGCTATCACCAATAGATTTTCCGCTATTAATTGCTTTCATTCTATCCAAACCAAAATTACTTACGGCATAACGACTCATAACAAATTCTCCAGGTGTTAGCATTGCTGGAACAGTATCTGTTCCCTTTGCATAGCCACCAGCAACAAAATATTTTGGAATAATTCCACCAGCAGATCTATAATATGAATCTTCATACATCATGATTTTTGTTGCTTTTGTTGCAGCCTCTGCTTCTTTAAGTTTTTGTAATGCTGCTGCTTGTTTTTCTGCTGCTGCTTGCTGTGCTGCATATGCAATTGCTTGTCCAGTATAACGTGCTGAGGACATTACTCCTGATACGCCACCTAATGCAGCAGTAGCCGCTTTATCAGATAATAGGCTTGCTGCCATATCATTAGCAATCTTGCTTGCAGAAGTATCTGTGGTTGTTCCATTCTTTATTGATGTAAGTAGTTTATCTGTTTCGGTTTTTACCGTTGCATTTGTCTTATCAATATTTCCTGGGTTTGTGGTTGTACCATTGCCTCCGCCTCCGCCACCACCGCCACCGCCAGTGGCACCAGTTCCTGCCTTAAATGCTGCTTGTGCTGCGATGGCACCATTGATGGCTGCTATAACGGCATTCCATGCCTGCTCAACAGATATAACACCTGATGCAACAGCGTCCAGATCAATAGCCATTGTGTCTAGATAATCATTTGTTGCATTAACTGCTTCTTTAATTAACTCCCACTCAGCCTTAGATCTTCCTTGTTTATCAATAATAGCATCGATTGCCTTTTGCATATCAGTGTTATATTTATTAATAACTTCATTCATCTTATCAAGTTTATCTTGCTCAGCCTTAACCAAATCTTGTGCTTTTTTCAAAGTGGTTTGTTGAATGGTATAAATCTCATCTTCTTTAGTTCTAACCATTTCTTGCAACTGTGTTCTTGTATAGAGAACGCCATTAATATCAACCTGAATCTTTTCAATTTCTTTTTGTTGTTGAATCTCTAGTTGCTTCTTGCGTTCTTGCAAAGCGTCAATAGATGCCTGTGTGGAGTTTTCTGCAGCCTTGGCCTGCATATCTTGTGCAATTTGTGCAGCAGCAGAAATGTCACCTTGAGACAAAGCATCGGCAAGGCTTGTTTTTTGTTTTTCCTGCTCAGCAAGTTTAGAATTAATATCCTTAACTTTATTTAATGCTTCAATTTGTGAATCAATAGCATCGGTTCTCTTCTTGTAGGCATCATTGATTTTATCTTCTTCTCTACCAATTAAATCAAGGCCTCTATTCCAAAGAGCAATTTCTTCTTGCTTTTTATCAATTGCTTCATTAATTGCATCAACTTCTTTTTGTTTTGCTTTAACGACTTCTTCTTGTGCTGAAATTGCCTGTTGATATTTTTCTGGGGACATGCCCTGTTGTTCAATAAAGTTCTTTCTCTGTTGCTGTTTAATAACAACTTCCTGATATTTGAAATATTGATCAACCTTGTCTGCTTCAGTTTCCTGTTCTTGTTGTGCAGCAAACTTAGCAGCCTTTAATTCTTTAGCAAGTTGTTTTGTTGCTTCTGCTCCAGCCTTGGCACCAGCAATAAAATTCTTAAAGTCATTAGAGTTAATATCTTCTGCTGCTATGTTAGCAGTCAATGCAGCATTTTCCAATACTGCTAAAATCTGACTTGCAGATAGGCCAGCCTTTTGTAATTTACCAAATGCAGTAACTTGCTCTTGTGTATTTATAACAATTTGTTGTTGTTGATCAACAAATGTCATTAAAGAATTTTCTTTAGTAAATTGAAGAATTGCATTACCCAAATCTCCAAAAATAACCTTTCCATCTTTAAGTCTATAAATTCTATCGCCAAGTTTTTTCAATGTTTCAGAATCAATATTATTAATAATGTCAATTGCTTCTTGTGTTGCACCAGCACTACGCATTAGGTTGTCCATGCCCTTGAAGCCAGACATGTCCTTGCTTAATGCTTTAACAAAATCATTATATGAACCAAGGGCGTTGATTGATTCTAATTTAAACATCTTTAATTTTTTCATTAACTCATCTGTAAATAATGTCTTACGAGTGTTGCCAGTAGTATCTGTAATAGTTTTTGTGCCTGGAGTTTCTTTTGGATTTTGTAATACCTTTGCAGCCTCTTCTTGTGCTTTTTTAGCATCAGCAATAGTTTTCTTAAGTCTTGCTTCTTCTAAAATTAAAGCACTATTTGCTCTATCTCCTGCCAATGCCTTTTGAACTTTGTCAAGTGCTTTTTGTGCTTCCTGTATTGTCATTTGAGCAATAGCACCCTTACTCAAATCTGATGTTTGAATAATCTTAATAGCAACTGAATATTCTTTGCCAGAAATCTGTTCTAATATTTTTGGAATAAGAACAAGATCCATCATTGTCAAACTTCCATTAGCAAATCCCATCATCAGGGAAATTTGTGTATTTTTTGGTAACTTGGCCAAATCATCTTTAATTCTTTTTGCAAATTTTGGATTTGATTTTTCTAATGTAGAAAATACCTGTGTAGCAAGATCTGCCAAAGAATCCTTGGCTAATTCACCACTACTATCAATTTTATCTAATGCCTTAACTAATTCGACTGTAGATGATCCAATACCTGCAAAATTATTCCAAATAGCATCAAATTGTTTATTATAATCTTCTTGTTTAATTGTGCCATCTGCATACTGCTGATTTAATACAGCCAAACTTTGTGTTTGTTGTTGAAATGCTAAATCTAATTGCATTGATGCTAATTGCACCTTAGATTGTAAATCTTTATATATTTTAAGTGAATCAATTTCAAGTGGAATATTGAAATTTAGACCACGCATTAACTGTTTTCCAGCACCTAAAACTTCACTCCAGAAACCACCAGAATATGACTTATTAATAGATTCTTGTGCACCAGCAGCGTTTTTTAATTGTTGATAATTAACATCAATGCCAGAAGACTTAGGAATTTTAATCTTTGATACATCTTGAATTGCAGTTCCGACTCTCTTAATACTTTGCATACTTGCTGCATTAAGGAAGTCAATTCTTGCTTGAATTGTTAATGGTTCCTTTAGAATATCCTTGCCATTTGGAGCAAGAAGTTGTTGTACAGCAGCCTTAACTTTAATTTCATCTGCACCAATAAGGTCTGCTGCTGCCTTAATGTTTGCTGCAATATCTTTAGGTCCCAACCCAAATATGGCTGCTCTATTTGCAACGTCAAATGCAATAGCATTGATACCACCCGTTTGTCCTTGTTCAGCACCAGCATTAATTGCAGCAGTTGCAGCAGAATTCTTTTGACTATAGAAGTCAGTAAATGTTCTTACCTTTGCTTCATCTGCTGTAATAAGTCTCTTATTATCTCTACTAAACTGTGCAGATGATGGAAGAGCCTTATCTCCAATAAATTTACCATACTCAAGAATTGCTCTAGCACTTCCAACTCTTGCTTCTGCTTCTTTTTTAGCAGCATCTGCTAATTCTTTTGCTGCCTTTTGCGCTGATCTATTAAATGCCCAGAAACCCACACCTAATGCAACAACTGCTGCACCAAGTGCAACAAATGGATTAGATAGCATAGGAAGAATCATGGATAGGGTTTGGAATCCAGCAACTACTGGAGCAACCTTTTGTGCCATATCACCTATAGGTCCTGGAGCAAATGATGCTGCAAATGTTGCTGCAGAAAGACCCATTGCAACACCAGATGTTCTTTGTGAGAATGCTCTAAATCTTTCTTGTCTTGCTGCATTACGTTCTTGGAAAGCAGCATATCGTGCTGAAACATTATCACGGAAAGCACCAAATCTTGATTGTCTTGCAACCATTCCTGGCATGCCTAAAAATACTGGTTCTGGTTTTGTTGTTCCACCAAGTGATGCACCCTTTGGAACAAGCAATCCAGATGGTGTTTGAACCATATCGCCCATTGCTGTAGCAGTTACTCTTTGTGCTGCTGCTTTCACTGCTGGAAGTCTTTCTTCCATTCCAATAATCAAACCTTCAGAAATATCTCTACCAATTTGCTTTGATTTTTCAGATGGTGAGTTTGTAGCAGCACCTACTGCTGTACCGTGAATTGCAGCCTCGCCAAGTGCTTGACCATTTCTATCAAGAATAACTTGGCCTTCTTTAAATGTTTGTCCCTCATTCATCATCTGCATTACACGTTGTTCTGCAGCAGATCCTGCACCTGCTTTCTTACGTAAGAATGGTGGAACAAAACGACTTACAGCCCTTGAAAAAGGAATGTGTGCAAATTGATAATCTTGTGGATATCCAGTTGGGGCATCCATTCCACGAGATGCTAGTTCTCTTAAGAAGTTGGCACGTACTCTTGGCTTAAGTGTTTGGCCAGATCTTTCTGTACTTGCTCTCTTAACAACTGTTTGTCCTGCCTCATTTATAGCAAGTTCAACTCTCTGAATATTTTGTTGTGTTAAATCACTTTCCAATGGTGCAACTAACTTACGTAATGCATTGGTAAGTCTTTCTGCTTCTTGTGCAGAAAGTTTTCCTTGTTGTGCCATAGAAGTAATGTGGTCTGCCATTATTGGGAATTGACGCTCTCCAACTTGAGAGATGTTCGTAATATCGTCTGTTATGCCACCCTTGAATAAATCAAATAGTTGATCATTAATTCCTCTAAATTGTGTTGAGAACTTATGATAGTTAGATTGTGTTGCTTTTACATCGCTTTCAAACATCATCATTGTATTTAGTGAGGCAGCAAAAGAAGCCTTGGCTTGCTCTGATGTTTGTAACCATTCTCTATCCATACCAAAGCCACCAGGAGTATTACCTGGTGCCATCATTGCTACTGGTGAATATCTACGTGATGCAAATGTTCCACCAAGAACTGTACCGATTGTTTGTAATGATGTTCCAAGTCCTGTGGCAAATCCTGGAATACTATTTGAAACCAGAGCATTTACAAGATCTGGATTTCTTGCAACAGATGCAGCAGGAATGATTGCTTCTCCATTTGAAACCCTTGCAATAATTGAATCTGATGTTCCAGTACCAGGACCAGAAATAACACCACCACTAGCATATCCCTTTGGTCCACGTCTTGATTGAGGAAGCATCATACCTGGATTGTTTATAGCAAATCGCTCTGATGCTGCTATCGCTTGCAAATATGCATTCTTTAAATTAAGTACGGCATCTGCTTCTACAACAAATCTTTGTGTTAATTTGGCATGTACTTGATCCAACGAGTGGGCTACGGCTTCTGCCTGTAATTGTTCATCCGTTAAATATTGAGTTTGCTCACCTAATATCTTTGATCCACCAGTAAGTCTAAGATATCCGTTACGAATCATTCCTAACATCTTCATAAACTGACCAGCAAAGTTGGCAAACAAACCTATAAGCATCAAAACGACAGGTCCGATTCCTGCAAAGATTGTAACAATTACAGCAATAACCTTCTTAGTATGATCAGATAGTCCATTAAACTTATCTGCTAAATTTGTAATGAAAGTAAGAATAGGAGTAACAACTTTAACAAATATTTCACCAACAGGCGCAATAGAATTTTTCATGGCTTCTGCTGCAGCCTTAAACTTGGTCATGCTATTTTCTTCAATTGACGCTAATTCTTGTTGTGAAATACGTGAAAGGTCTTGTGCAGACATACCAACAAGTTCCATTACTCTTTGTGCCTGAGATCCAGACTTGGCGATATTATCAAACAAAGCACCAACACGTGCATACTGGAATTTACCAAATAATTGTTCTAAAACTCTTTGACGTGCTAGTGGAGTTAATTCCTTTAATGCATTACCAAGTTCAAGAACGGTACGCATTATATTGCCTTGATTTCTTTCAGTCATTTCTTTAAGATTTATTCCAACACCAGCAAGCATTTCTTTTGCTGCTTTTGTTGGGTTAATTAAAGAACCAAGTGCTGACTTTAAACCGTTTGCTGCTGAAGCAGCGTCAACGCCACCCTCTTGCATTGCAGCCATAAATACTGAAAGGTCCTTTATGTCTCCACCAAGACCACGAATAATAGGTGCGGTACGTGGAATTGCCTGTGTAATATCATCTAGCGAAACAACTGTTTGGTTTTCTACTGCGTTAAGAAAGTCAACAGACTCAGCAAGTTGATTATTGCTCATCTTAAATGCATTTTGAAGTGTGATGGTTGCTTGAAATGCTTGTTGTTTATCTATTTCACCAAGAACACTAAGTTTAGTGGCTTGTCGAACTGTTTCTTGTAATTTTTCACCTTGAAAACCTGCTGCTGCTGCATCCGCAGCAATTGCCATTGTGTCTTGAATAGCAACCCCATACTTAGTAAATTCAGAAGCAAGATCTCTAATCATTTGAAGATTTGTATCTGTTTCTGTTTTACTTGTCATTAAGTCACCATACACACGCTTAAATCTTAATGCCTGTTGTTCAATATCCATAAATACCTTAGATGCCGTTGATCCAAAAATAGATAGTGGTACTGTAAAACCAACCATCAACTGACGACCAGCCCACTGAGTGTTCTTACCAAAGTTAATTAGATTGGTTGTACCCTGAGCAAGCAACTGATTGAAGAGTTGCTGTCTTTGCGCTGCCATCATTGTCTTTACTGAATAATCGTTCATATTCATAGACAAAGGCGTAATAGAAATTGCCTTCATTGCGCCAGAGGCATCTCGGCCAAGTTTTATATATTGTGTCTGTAATTTGCGAACACGCTCTTCTGCGACTCTATTGATGGTATCAAATTCAGTTCTAAAAAGTTTACCGAATGACTTAGATGATGCTATACCATATCTAAAATATTCTCGCATTGAGAATTTGTTTTTTTCAAGGGAGGTGCTAAAAGATTCTGCAGCAGTTTTGATTGTTCTTATTTGTGCAGCAAATTGCCCAGTCGCATTTACAGAATTAAGAAAATCTTGTTGTAATTGACGCTGGGCAATAGAAGCAGAAGCACTAGACTTTGCAATTGAAGAGTGGAAAAGAGATATCTGACGCTGTAAACTCTTTAGTTCAGCAAGAGCAGCAGACGTGTCGATATTAACGCTAATATTAGCATTAACATCACTCATTCATTTCCACCTCTTTATTTTATAAATTAGACATCTGCATTAATTGAAATACCCAATGGGCTTTCATTTAACTTGATACCTGAAGCAACATCTACAATCTTATAGACCGTTGGAAGGTCGATGTTAGATTCTAGTTTTGCCAGATCTTCCGCCAATTCTGGCTTGTATTGCTGAAGTGCAATTTGTACACATTCCATTAAAACGCTCATTGACTTATCATTATCATCCGCAACCTTGGCGATTTTATCAAATGTTTTCATAAATTTACGAAGTAGTGCGATGCTTAATGGACGCAATTCAATTTCTGTCCCATCAACTAATGTCACTATTTCTTTTTCATGTACTGTAGTTGTCATTTATTCCTCCGTTATTGACTTAACTAATTATATCACAAAGAGCCAAATTACGAATCTATCTTTTCGTAATCTAAGCCCAAACCTATTCCAAATCCTGCTGTTTGTGCATTTTGACCTTGCAAAGATAAAATATCATTAGAATCCTTAGTTTGTCCTTTACTAAATACTCTGGCCTTAAGATCTTCCCAAGCATTACTCTTGCCAGTCTGCTCATCTAAATCTACACCCTGTAGGGCTGCATTAAACTTCTTTGCTTCATAGTCCAATTCCCTTTTTGTAGAAAGGATTGCTAACAGTTCTGGCATAGATATAGAGTTTTCTAGTTCTTCAAAGTTTTTCCATATACCCGTCAAAAATACCTCTGATTCTAGTCTAGCAATATCCATGGTTGCCCAAGTACTACCTTCAGCACTTTTTATGGAACTCTGTTTTTCATCATTTTTGGCAACTTTAATGTCTGCCGAATATTCAATTATTTTATAAAGTGTTTTAATGTCAAATGCCAAAGATAATTCTTCTATATCATTGAATACCCCTGGTGCAAACTGTGACATAGAAATAAGTGCACATTCTAATAGGATATCTATTGATGCCTCATTATTTTTTGCTGTATGCACCGTTTCAAACTTTTCCATGAAATCATGCATGTATCGTATTTTTAATGGGGTAATTAAATATTCATTACCCTGAATATCATGTACACTATTAATGTCATAGATTTTGATTGCCATCTATATATTGTACCAAATGACAAAACCCACCATTGCTGGTGGGTCTGTCTATTAAATTGTATTTCTGTTATGCGAAAGTACGATCCACAATCTTTCCATAAGATCCTGATGTATCTTCTGGAAGTAGACGGAATGTAACTTCGAATTCAGTTGCTGTATCACGCTTTGCAGATACTGTAACATTTTCAATTGAAAGTGCACGATATGCTGCATAAACACGTTCTACGCTAGTTGTGTCGCAATCTCCAGTTCCTGGACCCACTGCAACCAATCCACGCTCAACTGGGCATTCGCCTAGTCGACCTGCTGAAAGTGTCAAAGTTTGTCCTGCGCTTGTAGACTTGCCTGCTTCAGAACCGAGATCGGCTGAAGCACCTGCTGTTGCAAGAAGTAGGTTTTCAAGTGTTGCTTCTGCGAAAGATGTCTTTAGGGACACTTGCATTCCTTGCTTGTAAAGTTTAGCAACGTCAAGAACCTGATCTACTTTTACTTCACCGAAATCTGGTTGGAATTGAAGTTCCAAACCATTGTTTGTATAACCAACATTTCTCCAGTCAGCATCTGCGGACAAGGTTTCCTTGTACGAAGTACCGCTTGCGAATGCTGGAAGATCGTCGCTAGTCAAAGTTGTATCTGCAACGAATAACGCAGCAGCACCAACGATGATTTGTTTCGAATCACCTGCTTGATAAGCCATATTTTCACCTCTTCTGTTTTAATGAAAGTAGGCGTGTTTCCTCATTCATAAGTATAACAGCCTTTTTAAGATTTATGCCAGTCATATTCTACTATCATTTTGTTACCAGCGTAAGTTCTGGCGGTTCCAAAGTCAATAATATCCCTGGTTTCCTGTAGTTGGTAGACCCTGAGCCTATGGAAAAATGGTACCAAAAAGTCTTGCCCTTTAAATTTTGCTGTTTTAAGCATTATAGGTTTGGTAAGATCATCCTTTAAAATACCACCATCATTATATTTTTCATACATCAATTGTCCATCATCAGTAGTTTTTTGAATCGGTGTTCCAGGATTATCCTCTACATACTGCGAGACCCACTTGTTAACTCTTTGTGCAGATTCATCTTCGCTATCTAGTAGGTCTTGCATATGTTGGGCAGTTTCAATAACACGATCTACAGCCTCTTCTCCAACTGCATAAAAATAATACATAAGTTGTTCTGATTTAATATGAGGAAATGGACTTCTTCTCATTCTTAACATACGATCATATACTGCAAAAATTCCACTAGTTGAATTACCATTTTGTATAAATGTTTGTGTTAAGTCATCAATAGTTGTAGGGCTTGTTGGAAAAAATGGAATTGTTTCATTTTCTGCATATGGAGGAGTATTATCTTTTAGGTATGCATTAATAAATGTTGGTGGATGATAAATAGCCATTATGCACCAACCTTTATATTAGCAATCCAACGATATCCAGTTTCTAGTCCCTTGTTACGACCCATCTTAGAACCTGATCTAATGTTGTTCTTATATGCAGTTGGTGTACCTAGTTCTGACAAGATACCGCTTGATCTTAAAAATGCTTGTGTAAAATATCTAGAGAAAAAAGAGTCAAATGTTTTTTCAAATTGTCCTTCAGTATTTCCACCAGGATTATTTACAGTTACTGGACTTTTAGTAAATACTTCATCTTTGCCAACTTTAAACCTAAGTGCCTGTGCATTTTTAGGTGCAATAGTTACAGACATTCCAGTTTCCATAATATTTGCTTTATTATAAAATGGTTCTCTAGATCCATTTTGAATGCTTCGTGATTGACTAAATGTAGATTTAAAAGACAGACCGAGATTACTTACAGTATATTGAATATCAAATAGTCTAGCCTGTGGACTTCCAGTTTCATACCACTCATATACGTGGTGCAAAGATGCTGGGTTAACTCTTGCGCTAGAGTCAACATACTCTTTTAATAGTGAAACTACTTCATTACCTAGTTTATTTAAAAATATATTTTTGCCCTTTTTTACGCCATCCAGAAATCCAATAGAGTATTCAACTATATTTTTCATTTCAGACATAAATAACTTATCATCAAGTTTTACATTTATCATAAATCTACTCCTTGATTTTCTGACCTACGTAATACAACCTTATAATACTCTACGCCACCAAAAGGACCTACGATTGGTTCTTGTGATGCTATTTCAAAAATTGTAGATTTGCCTGCTCTCACACCTGCTGTTTCTAAATAGATGTTTTCACAATTTCTATCACGAATATTACTAATTACAATATTTGTCAGCGATGTCTTAGCATCTCTGGTTGATATTCTGATATCACTTTTAACTCGTCCAGACAAAATAAGTGTCTGTGTGATATTTACATTTGGCTTAATATCTTCTTGTGCTGCACCACCTGGTGAAGCAAAACTACAAGCAATTGTCTTATCGTGCATCCATTGTTTCTTTACGTTTCCATATGCACCTTGCTCTACTGTTGGATAGAACACATCTGCTTGTAATGGAAATACAAAATCTGGCTCTTCGCAGATCATTACAATACCCCAATTTTTTGAATAGACTTATCATACTTTTCAAGTATCTTGTCTACAACAGTATTTCCCGTTCCCTCGAACATTTTTTTATCAAACTGTATTCTATATTGATCAGTTATATAAGACTGAACATATCTCTTATAGTAATCTAGTTTACCGCACTTGATATCTTCAATTAACATTTTGGTTGCTGCAACAACATCTGGTGGAACAACCTTATATCCAACATCCATAACAACAGTATAATCAAATCCTTTAGGAAAATCGCCTATTCTATATCCAACAAATCCCAAATCTCCAGATGATCCAATAATCTTAGTTGGATTATATTCCATTCTATTTCTTTCATCTGTTGAAGTTGCGTTTTCTGTTCTATAAATTCCAGAATTATCTAATAAGATATCATAGGAGTAAGCATAATTGCTTGCATCTTCTACATCATAAACTAAAATATTATTTTCATAAACTTTCAATACACGATTACTATCGTGCCATAGTGGTAGGTAGTCTGTACCCTGACCAACAACATTTAAAACTAATTTATGGTTATAAAAACCATCTCCGACACATGTATCAATAATAGATCTTGCTACTAATTCCAAATTCTTGTATTCTTGAATATCTGAAGCGGTATCTCCAAATTCACTTGGATTTACATATGGCCTAATAATAGATAAATTATCTTCATGCAAAACATGTTCATGCTCTGTATCATAAAATCTAATTAAAAAGTTTCTATCGAACTGCACCTTTGTAAGTGGTAATTCATATACCAACCTGCCATTTTCATCTGACATAATGTTGGTTTCTTCAATTGAGTGATCCACCAAATCCTCAACATACACAATGTACTCATAGTTTGCTATGGGTAGTATCCATGTGGTTGTTAAAGGATAAGGCGGAACTCTCAATACTTCCATCTTTAGTTACCGTGCTCTTTATCAATTTCGTCTTGTGTGGCTTTGCGAACGCCATCTCTAGATAACCACTTATCCTCGTGCTCTTTTGAAATAACGTTGAATCCTTTATTTAGATTTCCAACACCGCTCCAAAATACGCTGCGTTCTGCAACTACATAAGAAACTTCCTTTTTGGCTGCTGGAGCCTTCTTCTTTGCAGGTGCCTTTGGTTCTGCTTTTGCAACACCAATTACACCATTTGCAACATACCCTAAAGCATCTTTTCCTTCTGCATCTGGTGCAGGAGTGGATACAGCAGATATGAAAGAAGGTTCTGGCTTTGGTTCTTCTGCCTTTGTCTCTTCTACAACTGGTTCCTCAACCTTTGGCTCTTCTTGTGCCTCTGGTTCATCTTTAACTAGTTGATCTAAAATCGCATCGAGTTCAGCATCATCATTAAAATTTTCTGACATATTATTACCTCCAATGTTATATTATAACAGATTACTAAAAAATTAAGAGGGGGAGGAGATTCAACCCCTACCCCCTCTCAAAGGTTACTGTTTACAGATTATGCATCTGCAGCAGCGTCTGCCCATGCAATAGCGTCTTCTTCTTCCCATTGAATACCGAAGCGGACGAATACTGTGTATTCAATTGTGTCCTTCTTCGCCTTGTATTCACGGTTAACGACGATATCACGTTGGAAGCCCCAAACACGGTTCTGAGGGAATGTCAAATCGACATAACCTGCAGGATAGTAAGGAACTTCTTGAACATCGATACCTAGAACACGAGTTGTACGTGCTCCACCGAATGTCTGTGCAGAACCATCAAGGTATGCTTGACGATTTGCAGATGTACCAGCAACACGGTTACCCATTGCTTCAGCAATTGCATCAGCGAGAGTTCCGTTATGCTTGACGATACCTGCGAACACGTCTGTACCTGCATAGAACTTAAGATTATTCTTAAGTGCACGATACTTACGTGGCATAGCAAGGATAATGTTTTGCATTACCTCTGGTGTCCATGCGTTGTCAGAAACTGTAACAACTGATTCGTGTGAATCTCCGTTGTCTTGATGCTTCTTAACAAAGCCCTTCATAATAGAAAGGAAGTTACCTGTTGAACCATCACCATTGATAGCGAGATCTTCGATATCGTTAGCAAATGCGTTTGTCATAAGACGAACGAGATGGTCTTCAAGTGCAGCCCCCTCAATATTATCTTCGAGTGCTTCAGCAGAAACTTCCCAATCGAGACGAATCTTCTTTGTAGTAAGTTCTACCTTGCTGAATGTTGCACCAGTATTTGTGTAATCGCCAACACCTTGAGCAGCAGCACGAATAACACGCTCACCAACGTTAACTTTTTCAAGTTCCATGGTGTTTGCTCTCATTGTGACACGACGACCGTCTTGGGCGAGAACAGTAGCATCCCATACATAATCGATGAAACGCTGTGCTTGTTCAGGGCGGAGAATTCCGCTTCCAGCCTCACCCGAAGGATTTACTGCGTTAGGACCTGTGGTCAAACCCAAATTTGCATTTGGAATATTACCAAGGACACCGCCTGTAGCATAGTTACCAGGAATATTGGAACCTGCTTCAGATCCTGAAGCAAATCCACCTTGTGACTGGTAAAGACCTGGTGTTGTCCCACCTAGTTCTCCAGACTCTCCTGGTTGATTTTTAATTAACTCTTCCGACATATTGTCACCTCCAAGTTTTCTTTTTACCTATTTAAATAAGTCGGCTGTTTTGAGGAAACGTCCGCCCCATAAGGATTTTTCAACCATTTCTGGTTGATCCTGCACGATCTCGCCTAGATCGCCAGACTTTCGGAATGCCGTATCTGCTTCTACTGCGTCCACACGCTTTCCAAATCTATTAATTACTTCAGATGTTGCAGCGATGTCTTTGGCGACTGCTTCAAGTGAAGATTTTACTGCATCTGTATCGACCTTTGTAGACTTAAGCATTTCTACTTCTGCCTGCAAAGCCTTTACAGTTGTAACAAGATCGCTAAAGGCTGATGTAAGTGTATTTTTAACATCTGCAATTGCATCAACAATTGCCTCGTCTGACTTCTTTGCCTTATTCTCCTCGTCCATTTCAGCATTAGGACCTTCCTTAGAATCTTCTTCTTCGGTTTCCTTATCTGGATGTGCAGCCTTTTCAGTTTCTTCATCATCTTTTGGCTTTTCAGTATTTTCTGATTCCATTGATGCTGCTTTTTCTGTTTCGACCACAGGAGTTTCTTCGGCAACAGCCTCTGGAGCAATCTCTTCTGACTTTGTAACTTCGACTGTTTCTTCAACAGCCTTTGCTTTTTTGGTCATAGGATTTACCTCCTCTATGGTCTTAGTATCAATGCCTTTAGCACTATCTACTAAGAATTTAACTATATTCATTTTTTCGTTGTCTTCTTTTTCAACGAAACCTATATTTTCCATCTGATCGCCACTAACTGGACTTACAACAGATTCTTGATCTGAAATCATAACTAATCCAGATTCTTTATCATAAAAAACATTTTCTAATTCAACGTCTGCACCCTTTACAACATCTACTCCATCTACCTTTTCAACAGATACAATGTTTGCAAATTGATTTGCTGGGGAATCTACAAGACTCAACTCAACAAGATCATAATCCTTAATAATTCTAATTGTAGAATCTGATTTCTCATCATAACCATCATCCCATTTATTCATACGTCCACCAATTGAAAATCCTGTTAGTGTACCGTCCAAAACTTTTTCCCATGTATCTTGTGCACCCTTAGAAACATATGCAGATACAAAAACACCAGAATAAAACTTTTTTGTATTTGGATCAAAATATTTATCTGCTTTAAAATTAACCATCTTACCTACTGCAAGAGGTTGATGCATTTCACGAATGTTTCCACGGAAATTACTAAATGCTTTCATTGATGCTTCTGATGTAACAATATCACCTTGCTTATCTAAATTATCTAGTGAAGCAAAGCCAGAAACAATGCGTCTTTCCTTGTCCACCTTAGAAAGTGGTAAGGAAAGCCTTAACGAGTCGCCATCAGTATTCCAATGGGCTTTGGATATAGTCATGTTAAATATATTATAGAGCCTTTTTTCACATACTTGTGAATAAACCTGTGGATAACCTATTGAGAAGATCTACCCTCGCCTTTTGGATTCCGTCCACTAATTGTGGCTGGACCATCAGATTGGTTGTTTAGTCGCTCCCCATCCCTTGCTCTTTGCACATTATCTGCTGGCTTTGGCTGGAAAGGCTCATCTCCTCCTTCCCGTTGAGGAAGTCCAAGTGTCTGTCTTGCCTCATTTGGAAGCATAACTTGAGTCTTTATATATCTTTCAATGATCTGTGACTGAGCAATTTCATCAGTCAGAGTTAATTCCTTAAACTTCAGCAATAGGATATCTGTCTTTTCTTTGATAATCTTATTTAGAGTTTTTTCTAATTCCTTTTGTGCTGGTCTTGAAACCTGTTCTTTAAAGGTTCTATCTTGTGCAAGTGCTGCAGCAAGTCCACCTGCTTCTCCTCCACCAATTTTAGAAAGTGGAACTTGGTGAGCAATTAAAATATCATCACGATTTTGTTTACGATATCTTTCAAATGAACCTTCTTGTACACCGTTTTCAATTGGCTCCATCTTAAACTCAACTTTATTTTGATCCGTATCTCCTGGAAGTGGAATATAAAGTGTTCTATGTGATTGTCCTTTAAGATTGGTTTGTAAAAATCTAAACATTTTATCTTCAGCATCAGATGATAGTCTTGCACCCTTAAGTGTAATAACATAACGTGGTACAGCCTTGTTACTGAAATAATCAATATTATATTGTGAGGCTAATTGATCACCATAAAGTGAATTAATTGCTGACATAATATCTGGAACACCATAAAATGTATTTAGTGGTGAATACTGTTTAAAATGAATAATCTCATTTGGTCTTGGATCATCTGTAATTGGATTTGGATTGTTTGCGCCAAAGTTTCTAAAGTAAACAACCTTCTGTCCAATAATTTGAACATAACCATCACGTAGTCTGCGAACACGCATTGTGGTTGCTGGAATGTGGCCTACATAACCAATTTGTCCAGATGTTGTTCTACCTACTTCAAGATAACCATTTCCGATTGCCTGCATATCTGTATATACCTTGGTCATTGTAGTTGTAAAAGAATCATCATCATTTAATGATTCAATCCAAGCATGCATTTCAATCTTTGCTCTTTCAATTCTATTTCTTGCCCTATCAACCTGTCCAGAGTCTGAGTTTGATTCTAGTTTAAGCATTGTGCTTGGAGATAGTTCAAAATCATATCCAAGACCAACAACATTTTCTACCTTTGCATCAATAGCAGCATGGTTGGCAAATGAAGTATCGTAGAAATTTGCTAATTCATAAACATTCCATGGTGGAGTAATAACATCAAAAAGTCCATATGCATTTCTGTATACTGTTCCAGGATTAATTTCTTTTGAACGTGCACCATCAATACCGCTTTGATTTGCTCTTGCACTATCCATGTAACCTTGCATATTATCTGGTGCTAAAGACTTTTCTGCAATTCTGTTTGTGCGACGCTTAAAATTATTTCCCAAACCAGAATATGTTTTTAGTTCAGACCAAACCTTGTTGAATGGATCTTCTTGTTTAAACTGATCCAAGAAACTAGATGGTGTGTCTATATTCGCATTAATAAAAATCTGATCTTCGTTTGACATTAGTCTGTTGCTCCATATTTTGCAATTGTGTCTTTTGCTGCTTGAACAGCACCTAAATCGTTAAGGTTAGGAATTAGTCCTTCTGCCATTCTTTGTTTTTGTTCAGAGTATTCTTCATCGGTTACCCTTCCCAATCCAGCAAAGAAGTATGGTTCTCCATCTGGCTCACCGTAGTGTGCTGCTGCCTGCTTTAATTTAGCGATCTGAGCAACATCACCCTTCATAGATGGAATGTTTAGGATGTTACCCTCTCCATCAGTAAACCATTTGCCGTTTGCCCTCTTCCAAACATAAAGACCCCAGTCATAGTTCTTTTCAATTAAAGTAACCTTGGTATCACCAATTTGACCAGGCATTCTTGGTTTTCCGTCTTTACCAAAAGGGGCATTGTTTTTGTTTTTCATAACCACCAGTATACCATACTATACTGCGTTGATGACTTTAGACTGCCATGTTACATCTGTATTGAAGTTATATTCATAGTTGTCAAACATTAAAAGCCTTTCATCATCAATAATTATCTTATTAGTACCAGCAAAGGCATCGTAAATATTTTTTGGATTTACGCCATAATAACTTGTGGTAGATAGGATTAGTACGTTATTCCAGTTACCAGCGTCAACCCAATACTCCCAATCCTGAACTGAGGATCCACTGTTGAGAACCTGGAACCATTGACGCTTGACGACAGTCTTTACTTCCTGAAGGGTTGTAGACTGATAATACGATATATTACTAAATACAAGTGGTCCAACTAGGTTTAACTCACCAGTGTAGTTTGTATAATCAATGATGTTGGCAAACGATATTCCCAAAACAGACCATTCTTTTACAGTTATAACGGGGTTCTTAACCAATTTTCCATTTATATAAAATGCTATACCGTTTTCCAGTCTTCCAGTGTCTGAGTTAATTGCATAAATTTTTGCACGTCTACCGTCTGGACTATCTGCAACCATATAAAAATTCAAAGAACTATTGCGTCCATATATATTAAATATTGGAGTTGGGGCATATGGGAAAAAGTCTTTATCATATTTAAGGAATACCTGCATAGCCATAACCTGATAGTCAGATGCCTTACTTGAATTAATCTTAATAGAAAGACCTCTATCAATTTGTGGATTATATGTGCCCTTAATCTCAAAGCCACTATTTCTACTTAGATATAAGTATGGCATGCTCTTTTTATAAATGGTGTATGGATTTGTATGCTTATAATTATAATAAAATCCATCTTTGGTATATGGATAAACATCAGTACCAAACCTTGTACCAATTGGAGTCAACTGGTTTGCGTTTAGTGCTTGTGATGCCAACTGCAATGATCTCACCTTAACTGGATTAAATCTAACTCCATTAACTACAAACTCTAAGTGTAAGACAATAGAT